GGATAAAAGAAAATTCTATGTTCCTTGTCCAAAGTGCAACAAGAAACAAATATTAAGATGGGCGAACATCGTTTGGGAAGAAAGGAAACCTGTTACTGCAAGATATCAATGTGAAAAGTGTGATTCCAAATGGGATGAAAGCCAACGCATTATGTCTATCAGTAAGGGAAAATGGGAACCCACAGCAGAGGGGAACGGAAATAATATAGGTTTCCATTTGTCTGGTCTATATTCAGTATGGATGACAATGGAAGAAGCAGTTAGGGAGTTCCTGATTGCAAAGAAAATGCCAAACACTTTAAGGGTGTTTGTTAATACATATCTTGGTGAAAGCTGGGAAGATGAAGGGGAACAAATAGATGAGCAAAATATATTCAATAGGAAAGAAGATTATCTATCTGGCGAGGCACAACAGGAAATTCCAAATCGTGTTGCTGTTATTACTGCTGGTGTTGATATTCAAGATGATCGGATAGAACTAGAGATAGTTGGCTGGGGAAGGGATGAGGAAAGTTGGTCTTTAAGGTATGATAGAATTTATGGCGACCCATCAGCACCTCACATCTGGAAACAGCTTGATCTGAAATTACTTCAAACATTCAAACATCCGTCTGGCGTTGAACTTCGCATCGCATCAACTTGTATTGATAGTGGCTACCATACAAAGTCAGTCTATGAATTTTGCAAACCACGATTTGCAAGACGAGTGTTCGCAATCAAGGGTGTTGCTGGACACGGAAAGGCGATCATCGGCAGACCAACGAGAAATAATATTGCAAAGATTCCGTTATTTCCTGTGGGTGTGGATTCTGCAAAAGAATTACTGTATTCAAGATTGAGAATAAAGGATGAGGGTGCTGGGTATTGTCATTTTCCAAAACATTATGAACAAGAGTATTTTATGCAACTGACAGCAGAGAAGATTGTCACTAAATATTTTAAGGGGTTTCCAAGACGAGAGTTTGTCAAAATAAGACCACGCAATGAAGCACTTGATTGTCGTGTTTACAGCATTGCATCTTTGTCCGTACTAAATACGGACATAAACAAGTTGGCTGAAAGGCTTGAAATTAGGTCAGAAAAAAAAGATAACAATATAAACAATAAACAGAAATCTAATATGAAAAAAAACAAGCCTAATTTTGTTCATTCTTGGGATGCGTAATGGTAAATCTTTTCACAGAAACACCAGAAATAGAGCCTAAAGTATTCTATAAGGGCGATACAGTCGTCTGGAAAAGAACGGATATTGGTGCTGATTATCCACCTTCAAGTCATTCAATGGTTTGGGAAGCATCATTGGAAACAAGTGGCTCAACAAGATTTTCTGCAACTGTAACAGAATCAGGAACGGAATATACTTTCACATTGGATAATTCTGCGACAGCTAGTTATACTGCTGGTAACTACAAATGGTTTTTAAAAGTTATTCAAACAAGTGATAGTGAAACATTAGTCATAGATTCAGGTGACATAAAAGTTAAGGATAATTATTTTGCAACCACAGGTGATATTAGAAGCCACGCAAAAATAATGGTTGATAAGATTGAAAGCATACTAGAGGGAAAAGCTGATTCAGATGTTTCCAGCTATTCCATTGGCAATAGGAGTTTGTCTAAAATGTCGCCAGAGGAACTAACCATTTGGCGTGACCACTACAGGGCTGAATACAATAGGGAGTTACGAGTGGAACGAATAGATAGGGGCGAAGGCACAGGCAATACTGTCAAGGTGCGTTTCGATAGCAACTAATGGGTATATTCGATAAAATTTTTAGGAAAAGAAAAAAAAGGAACTATGTCGGTGCGAACACCAATCGCTTGTTCAATGATTTTGTTACAACAACATTATCTGCTGACAGTGAAATAAAAGGAAGCATTAAGACACTACGAGCAAGGGCGAGGGATTTATCACGCAACAACACTTTTGCTAAAAGGTTTATAAGTGCCTATGTTGACAATGTCATTGGTGCGAATGGCGTTCACTTGCAAGTGAGAAGTCGTGACCCTAACGGTGTCATTGATACATTTGCAAACAACACCATTGAAAGGGAATTTAAGAATTGGGGGAAATCTGTTTCTGCCGATGGTCGTTTAAGCTGGATTGATGCACAACGATTGTTCGCTGAAACTTATGCAAGGGATGGCGAGGTCATTGTCAAACTCATTCAGAATTTTGACAATCCTCATAAGTTCGCCATTGAATTTATAGAATCGGATTTTTTAGACAGCGAATATAATGAACACAGCAAGAAAATAAGAATGGGCGTGGAAAGGGATGATTTTGGCAAACCCATTAATTATCATTTCTTGAAAACACATCCCTATGACACTGCCTTTCCAACAATGGAACATTATGGAACGAATTATAACACCGTTCCAGCAGAACAGATCATACATTTTTATCATCAGGAACGACCACATCAAACAAGGGGAGTTCCACCACTGTCCGTTTGCTTGAGGGATTTAAAAATGCTGGATGGCTACTTGGAAGCTGAACTGATTGCTAGTCGAGTGTCGGCTTGTAAGATGGGCTTCTTTAAAAGTGGTGATTCAAACAGTTATCAAGGCGAGGATATTATTGAAACAAACACGCCTGTGATGTCAGCTTCACCAGCTAATTTTGAACAACTGCCTAGTGGCGTGGACTTTCAAGCGTTTGACCCACAACATCCAACGACTGCTTTCAAGGATTTCACCAAACAAGTCATCAGAAGCATCGCTAGTGGACTTGGCATCAGCTATAATACACTTGCGAATGACTTGGAAAGCGTGAACTATTCTTCTTTAAGGCAAGGTGCTTTGGAAGAAAGAGATCATTGGAAATGCGAACAGAATAAAATAATTAATCAGTTTCACAATAAGATTTTTGATAGTTGGCTGGAAATGAGTTTATTAACTGATAGGCTCGAAGGACTACCAGCGAGTAAATTCAATAAGTTCAATGTGCCTGTCTGGAAGCCTAGAGGATGGCAGTGGATTGACCCTAAAAAGGAAATTGAGGCGTTGCAGATAGGCGTAGCCAATGGCTTTATCACTATGCAAGATGTTCAATCAAACTATGGAAGGGATGTGGCTGATGTCTTTGAACAGATACAAGTGGAAAAAGAGATAGCCGAGCAATACGGTATTCAAATGAACTTTGAGCCGTTTGGTCAAAAAGAATCCGAGCCAGAGGTTGACAAGGGTGGAAAGACGGATGAAAATTAGGTAGAAAAAGATTATGAATGAATTAAATAAAAAAAATGAAATTGAAAAAAACAAATCCGATTGCGAAGATGTTACGAAGCAACCCATTATGGAAAATGAAAGTGATGTTAAGCAAGAAACTCTACACACGAAAGAAAAAAAAGAAGATGGATTATCCAAAGGTGATGCAGAACTTGGATTAGTTCACAAGGAAATGGAAAAGCCAGAAAAATTTGAAAGGATTTTTCATTTTAATTTAGAAAAGAAACAAAAACCGTTTGATGAAAAATCAAGAACGGTTGACATTGCATTTAGTTCGGAAGAACCTTATCAAAGAAGTTTTGGTATGGAAATTCTTTCGCACAAACAAGAAGATGTGGATATGGAATTTTTCAACGGTGGCTCTGCACCACTGTTATTAGACCACGATTCCACAAAACAAATTGGCATCATAGAAAAAGCCGACATCAGCGAGTACGACAAGATGGGTCGTGCTACGGTTAGATTTGGAAAATCCAGCCTTGCTGAAGAAGTTTTTAATGATGTTCTGGATGGCATACGGAAAAATATTTCCGTAGGCTACGAAGTGACCAATATGGTTAAAATGAAGGAAAATAAAGGTGATGGAACACCAGATAATTTTCGAGTTTCTTGGCGACCATTAGAAGTGTCTAGCGTTTCTGTTCCAGCCGACACATCGGTTGGCGTGGGAAGGTCAAGACATAACATTAACCCTGTTCTTTCCAATGAAGGAAAGGACAATAACTATAAGGAAAAAACGATGATTGAAAAAATCGAAAATCCGAAGGTTGAGGAAACTAAAGTTGATGTTAAAACTATTACCGACAATGCTCGTAAAGATGAATATGCAAGAATAAAAGAAATCACTGCAATAGGTGGAAAACACAATTGTAGGGATTTGGCTGACAAGTCTATTCAAGCTGGTGATTCTGTTGCCGAGTTTAGAAGTAGGGTTTTAGATCACATTGGTACTGCAAAACCTTTGGAACAAAAAGACATCGGACTTTCAGAAAAGGAAAGCAGAGGCTATTCCATTGTCAGGGCTATTAAAGCTATGACAAGTGGCAATTGGTCTGATGCTCAATTGGAAAAGGAAGCATCCGATGAAGTTGCACGAAAAACAGGCAGAACACCAAGAGGAGTTTTTGTGCCGTCTGATGTAAGATGGACAAGAGATTTGATTCAAGGTGTAAGTGCTGATGGTGGTGCTTTAGTTGCAACCAATCTTTTAAGTGGCTCATTTATTGAGGCGTTAAGAGCAAGAATGGTTGTTAAACAAGCTGGTGCATTATTTTTAAGTGGTTTGGTTGGCGAAGTTGCTATTCCAGCACAACTTGCAGTTAATTCTGCATCTTGGGTTGCTGAAAATGCTGCTGTAACGGAAGTCAATACAACATATCGTCAAGTTACAATGTCACCTAAAACATTAGGTACATTTACTGACATATCAAGACACTTGATACACCAATCAACTCCAGCGATTGAAACCATAGTTAGAAATGACATAATTAAGTCGCTTTCTAATGAAGTGGACAAACAAGCCATTCAAGGCTCTGGGTCTAGTAACAAGCCAACTGGTATTTTAAATACATCAGGTATTGGTTCTGTTGCTATTGATACGAACGGTGGTGCGTTTACTTGGGCGAAAGCTGTTGAAACTTGGAAAGAAGTTGCTACTGACAACGCAGACATAGGTGCGTTGGCTTGGGTTACTTCACCACTTGCAGTTTCTCGTTTAATGGCTACGGCTAAAGTTGGTTCTTCTGATTCTGTAATGATTATGAACGATCAAAACAAACTTTTGGGCTACAATGTCTTTTCAACAACAAACTCGCCTGATACTCTTACAAAAGGGTCATCAAGTGGGGATTGCTCTGCTTTAACATTTGGGAATTTTAATGACCTGATTGTTGGAGAATGGGGGAATCTCGACATCAATGTAGACCCTTATACTAATAGTTCTAAAGGTGGAACTAGGATTATAGGATTATATGATGTTGATGTTGCTGTTCGACACGCAGAAAGTTTTGCTGCAATTCAAGATAATAATGCGTAATTATTAACACATTTACAAGATTAGGCGTGGCATTGACCACGCCTTTTCTTTTATATAAAAGGTTAATTATGAAAATAAAAATTATAAGGGGAACTGTTGTCAAGGGCGTTGCTTATGAAAATGGAAATGTTGTTGATACCGACCAAGAAACAGGATTATTGCTGATTGGGTTGGGTAAGGCACAAGAAGTCAAGCCAGAAGATAAAACAGAGCCGAAAAAAAAAGAAAGAAAGTTGTTCAGACGTTAACAACTAAAAACTGTTCTTCTCTTGTGGGTGTTTATCGTGGAAGTTCCATATCCAAAAGTTGAGGTTAGGTGGATTGACACCATTAGTCATTCTGAATGGCACGACAAGGAACAAATGTCAAAATTAAAGCCCTCTGATTGTAAGAATCGTGGCTACTTGTTTTCCAAAAATAAAAAGACTACTATACTGTTTGCTTCTGTTACATTTGACGACAAGGGCGAAGTTGATAATTATGGTGACATTACTGTAATACCAACGCCAAATGTGATAGAAATTATTGAGGATAAAAAAAATGGCAGTGGAAACAGACACAATAAGAAGCATATACTTAAACACAAATGATTATGGACAAGAAGCGACATACACACCGACAGGTGGGTCTAGTAGTACGATTAATGGTCTTTTGGATAAGGAGTCAGATGATATTGAATCTGGTGGCGAGGTTGGTGTCGTTTATTCTACCACTACTTTTACTTGCCGTACTTCTGATGTTTCTAGTGCTAGTTTTGGTGATTCACTTGTAACGGACAGCGTGACCTATACGGTTAGGAAGGTTGAGCCAGATAATAATGGTATGACTGTCCTGACTTTAGAAACTTAATGATTGTTGTTGAGAAAAGGTATAAAAATTCAAATGACAAATGGGAATTTGATTCAATTTATTATGATGGATTAGAAAATGGGAAGAAAAGAGAAAAAAAATATGCTAAATGTTTTAAAAATGATGGAATATACGAATACAAGGTAAAATTAGATGGCACACATAAGAAAAACAATTAGGGAAAACATCGGAACAGCCTTGACAGGGTTATCAACAACAGGAACTTCCGTTTTTGAAAGTAGGACTTTTCCAATTAACTTTTCAGCACTTCCAGCCTTGCTGATCTATACAAAGGATGAGGAAGTAATAGAATTTTCACTAAAGACACCAAGAACACAGTTTAGGCAGTTGCAAGTTATAATAGAAGCCCACATCAAGGGAACTTCCAATATTGACGACACCATAGACACGATAGCAGAGGAAGTGGAAGAAGCGATGGTTACGGATGTCACTAGGGGTGGACACGCAAAAGATACAAGGTTAGTTTCCACAGAAATAGAGTTTGAAGAAGCAACTTCAAAGGTTGGACTAGCCATATTCACTTATGTTATAGAATATGCAACAGTTGAAAATGCTGTTCAAACAGGAGTATAAACTTATGAGTGAAGGAACAATTATTTTAAAGTTTCCAAAATCCGATGATACCATAAAGGTGACAAAGGAAATGGAAGAATATTATTTGAAGATGGGCTACACACATACATCAAAAGTTGATAATCCAAAAGTAATTAAACTAAACCCAAAAAAAAAAGATAAGGAGTAAAAATGGCTAATCATACAGGCGTTTCTGGTCAAGTTAAAGTTGGGTCTAATATTGTAGCAGAAGTAAGAAGTTTCTCTTTGGACACTACTGCTGAAATAATAGAAGATACCACATTGACCGATACTTCAAGAAGTTATCAAGTTGGTAAAAAGGGTGCTACTGCAACTGTAGATTGCTGGTGGGATGAAACAGATACAAATGGGCAAATCGCTATTATAGAAGGCTCACAAGTAGTGTTAAATCTTTATCCAGAAGGCTCTGATTCAGGCGATTACTATTTTTCAGGCACTTGGCTGATTGGTAGTAATTCTATTTCTATTCCGACTGATGGTATTATTGAAGCTAGTTTCAACGCAACAATGACAGGTGCATTAACTAGAGGCACAGTTTAATATTTGTTGTTTTTTAACAATTTTAATATTATATTGTTTGGATGAGTAAAAAAGAGAGGGCGATTAGTTTTGCCACTGAACATTTTTCAACGCAAACAACTAAAAA